CCTCATAGCCAGCCTGACCCGGCAAGCGGAAGCGATGGAGCGGCTAGCGGACCTGCTGCCCCAGCTGGTGGCAGCGAACATGGCGCTGGTGGAGGCACTGGCAGGCGATGACGACGAGGGCGATGGCGAGCCGCAATACCTCTGAGTCAACGCGGGACGATCGCGGAACAGCAGCCCAGCGCGGCTACAACCGACGCTGGCGCAAGGCGCGGGAAACCTACCTCAGACGCCACCCGCTGTGCGTGAAGTGCAGCGAGCTCGGCCGGACGCGGGCCGCCGCTGTGGTGGATCACATCGTCCCGCACAAGAATGACCAGCGTTTGTTCTGGGACACGGGGAACTGGCAGTCGCTATGCAAGCGCTGCCACGACTCCACCAAGCAGATCGAAGAGCACGGTCGGATCATTGGCTGCCACGTCGACGGCACGCCGCTCGACCCCCACCACCACTGGCATCGATGAGCCAGGGCAGGGGGGGGCGGTTCCGAAATGAAACTGGCCGCTCCGTAGACCGCGCCTACCTGTCCGCGCGTGCGCAGCCGAAACTGTTCAGGAATTCTACTTAATGCCGGGTGGTCGTCCGAGAAAGCCTGATGCGATCAAGCGTCGACAGGGAACGCTGCGCAAACACCGGCAGAACAAGCACGAGCCGCAACTACCGGTCGGTGCACCGCCGATACCCGCCCACCTGGACGCGCTGGCGAGGGAGGAGTGGCATCGGCTGGTCGCAATGGCCCTCAAGGCTCGGGTCCTGACCGAGGCAGACCGCTCGATACTCGAGATCGCCGCCTGCGCCTATGCGGTCTGGCGAGTCGCGATCGACGTGATCCGCGCCGAAGGCTTGACGTACGAGACGACCAACACGACCGGCGGTTCGGTCATCAAGGCCCGACCAGAGGCCGCCATCGAGTCCGATGCCTGGCGACGATACAAGGCGGCGGTCGTCGAGCTCGGCTTCACGCCGGCCGCCCGCTCGAAGGTGAACGCGATTGACCCGAGCGAAGAAGAGGACCCGGGCGCGGCCTATCTCAACTGATCCGGCCGGCAAGCACGGGGCCGATCCGGCGACGGTCTACGCGGAAGCGGTCGTTGCAGGAGACATCATTGCCGGGCCCTGGGTGCGCAAGGCCTGCGAGCGGCACGTTGCTGACCTTACGAGCGGGCCCAAGCGTGGGCTCAAGTGGTCGCTCGAGCGGGCGGACCACATCTACGGCTACTTCCGCAACGTCCTGCGACTGAACGGTGGCCAGTTCGAAGGCAAGCCATTTGAGCTGCTGCTGTGGCAGGCATTCCTGGTCGGCTCTTTGTTCGGCTGGCGTGGCGCCGACGGGTTCCGGCGGTTTCGCACCGGGTACGTCGAGATCGGCAAGGGCAACGGCAAGTCGCCGCTGGCCGGCGGCATCGGGCTGTACTGCCTGACGGCCGACCAGGAGGCCCGCGCCGAGGTGTACGCCGCGGCGTCGACCAAGGACCAGGCGATGATCCTGTTCCGGGACGCCGTGGCCATGCGGGACCAGTCGCCGACCCTGACCAAGGCGCTGATCAAGTACGGAGGCCTCAACCCCTGGAACATGTTCTTCCCGAAGAGCGACTCGTTCTTCCGGACGATCAGTTCCGACGACAAGCAGTCGGGCCCGCGCCCGCACTGCGCGCTGTGCGACGAGCTGCATGAGCATCCCGACGGCACGGTCGTCGACATGCTCGAGGCAGGCTTCAAGTTCCGGCGGCAACCGCTGAAGCTCGAGATCACGAATTCCGGGTATGACCGGACCTCGATCTGCTTCCAGCACCACGAGTACTCGCAGCGTGTGCTCGAGGGGCGGGTCGATGACGACGCCTGGTTCGCCTACGTCTGCGGCCTCGATCGCGGCGACGATTGGCGCGACCATGGCGTCTGGGAAAAGGCCAACCCGAACTACGGCGTCTCGGTCACCGAGAAGTACCTGCGCGAGCAGGTGAAGAAGGCCGAGGGGATGCCGGCGTACGCATCGAAGGTGCGCAGGCTCAACTTCTGCGAGTGGGTTGACGCCGCCACGCCCTGGATCGACGGCGAGGCCTGGCGCAGCTGCGAGGGCGAGCCGGACCTCGCCCAGTACCGCGGCTCGCGCTGCTGGGCCGGGCTCGACCTGTCGGCCAGGAACGACCTCACGTCACTGGCGCTCGTGTTCGCGCGGCCTGACGGCACGGGATTCGATGCCTTCGTCTGGTTCTGGGCGCCGGAGGAAGGGCTGCGGCAGCGCGAGGAGCGCGACCGCGTGCCGTACACCGTCTGGCGCGACCAGGGGCACCTCGAGGCCACGCCTGGCGCTACCGTCGAATACGAGTACGTCGCGCGCCGGCTGATCGATTTCCGCGAGCACTACGGCCTCGAGGCCGTGTGCTTCGACCGCTACCGGATCTCGGATCTGCAGCGCGATCTCGACGACGCCGGGTTCGACTACACCGTGGTCAGCCTCGACACGGCCGAGGATGAACTGCGCAAGGCCACCGGCCTGCTGCTGGTCAACCACGGCCAGGGGTTCCGCGACATGACGCCGACGGTCGAGGCACTGAGCACCGTCGTCACCAACAAGACGCTGCAGGTGCACCGCAACCCGGTGCTGACCATGTGTTCGGCGAATGCCGTGATCACCTCGGGCCCGGCCGAGGAGAAAAAGTTCGACAAGCGCAAATCACGCGGTCGAATCGACGGGATCGTGTCGCTCGCGATGGCGATCCGCTGCGCGGAGAAGTTCAAGAGCCCGCACGGCCCGAAGTTTGAAATGCTGTTCCTCTGAGGTAACCCGATGGATCGCGCATACAGCCAGTTCGAAGTGAAGGCGATCGACGACGCCGAAGAGCGCATCGTCACCGGCATTGCCTCGAGCATCAGCGCCGATCGCATGAGCGACGTCGTGGTGCCGGCGGGCGCCAAGTTCGCGCTGCCGCTGCCGCTGCTGCATCAGCACCGCCATGACTCGCCGATCGGCGAGGTGTTCGAGGCCTCGGTCACCGGCAAGCGGATCACCGTCAAGGCGCGCATCGCCAAGGACAGCGGCCTCGACTACGTCGAGACGGCGTGGAAGCAGATCAAGGCGAAGCTCGTGAAGGGCTTCTCGATCGGCTTCCGCTCGCTGAAACACGAGCCGCTCGACGCCGAGCGCCCGTGGGATGGCTGGAAGTTCCTCGAATGGGAGTGGCTCGAGCTCAGCGCCGTGACGATCCCGGCCAACGCCGACGCCACCATCCAGACGATCAAGATGTACGACTCTGCTGCGCGGGCCGCGACTGGCCAGGCGCGCGGCGGGGTCATTCTCGTGCCCGGCGTTTCGGGCGAACCAACCACGGTCAAGCGCCGTGGCATCCCCCTGATTCCCCGAGGTAAGTGAAATGAAGACGGTTACCGACCAGATCAAGGATCTGGAAAACACCCGCGCGGCCAAGGTCGCCCGGATGGAAGAGGTCTCGCGCAAGTCGATCGACGAAGGCCGCTCGATGGACGAGGCCGAGGCCGATGAGTTCGACAGCATCGAAGTCGAGATGAAGGCACTCGACGCCGACCTGGTGCGCCTGCGCCGGCTCGAGCAGCTGACCGGCCAGCGCGCCAAGGCCGTGAGCCAGGAGCCGACGGCGAAGGCCGCCGGCGAGTCCCGCGGCGCGGGTCCGGCCATCATCGTCAACCGCGAGGCCGACGAGAAGTTCAAGGGCCAGAACTTCACCCGCAAGGTGATCGCCCGCACGCTCGCGCAGCTCGAGAACGAGAGCCTCGGCGGCGAGGTTCGCACCGCGGCCGACATCGCGCAGCAGCGCTGGGGCCGCAGCAACCCGCAGCTCGTCGAGGTGATCCGCGCCGGTGTGGCCGGTCACGGGTCGGGCAGCGGCGAGCCGGGCGCGGAGCTCGTCTCGGCGGACAACCGCTACACGGGCGACTTCATCGAGTACCTGTACGGTATGACGGTGTACAACCGTCTGGGCCTGCGTGAGGTGCCGGCGAACGTCGCGATCAAGGGCCAGGACGGCGCGGCGACGGGCTACTGGGTGGGTGAGAACCGCCCGATCCCGGTGACCAAGGGCGACTTCAGCTCGGTCAGCCTGACCCCGCTGAAGGTGGCGGCCTTGGCTGCGGCCTCGATCGAGCTGTTCCGGGATTCGAGCCCGTCGGCGGAGATGCTGATCCGTGACGCGCTCGTGAACGCTGCCGTGCAGCGCATCGACACCACGTTCGCGGGCGCTGGCGTGGCCGTGTCGGGCGTGTCGCCGGCGGGCATCCTGAACGGTGTCAGCGCGTCGAACTCTTCGGGCATCGACGGCGATGCGCTGCGGGCGGACGTGAAGGCGCTCTACAGCGGCTTCATCTCGGCGAAGAACGCAACGGGCCTCACGTTCCTGATGAACCCGTCGCTCGCGAAGAGCATCCAGCTGCTGACGAACGCCCTCGGCCAGTCCGAGTTCCCGGGCATCACCGCCACCGGCGGCACGCTGCTCGGCGACCCGGTCGTGACCGGCGACAACGTCGGCGCGCAGCACTTCATCCTCTTGAAGCCGAGCGACATCTATCGCATCGGCGCGATGGGGGTCGAGGTGGCGCTTTCGCGCGATGCGACGATCGAGATGGACACGGCACCCACCGGTGAAGGTGACACGCCGACCGCCCAGTCCGCGAGCATGGTCTCCATGTTCCAGGCGGGCATGGTGGCGCTGCGAGTGTTGGTCCCGATCAACTTCGCCAAGCGTCGCTCGACCGCAGTCGCGTTCGTCAACAACGCGCACTACGGCACGGCCGGCAGCCCGTAATCCACGGGCATTGAGGCGGGCCGGGGTCACTCCCGGCCCGCTTTTCAGGAGGACTCATGCCACTGCGCACGACCCGGGCATTTTCAATTGGTGGCCGCCGCTACAAGGCGGGCGAGCCGATCGAGCTCGCCGGCAAGCACCTGCGGCTGTTCCAGGCGATCGGCTACGTCGAGTACGGCCCCGAGGAGTACCAGGCGGAGGCGATCCAGCCCGAGCCCGAGATCGTCGAGGCGCCCGCCCCGCAGCCCCGCCGCAACTATCGGCGGCGCGACATGAAGGCCGGGGAATAACCCTGTGAAGCTGACCCAACGGCTGGCGAAGGTGCTCGCGAAGGCGGCGACGTACCTGTCTCCGCCGTTCGACCGCGGCTCCTGGTTCACGGTCTATGACAGCCGCGCGGGCTCGTTCCAGCAGGCCTCGCCGATCACGACCGAGTCGGTGCTCGCGTTCCACGCGGTCTATGCCTGCATCACGCTGATCTCGAACGACATCGGCAAGCTGCGCATCAAGCTCGTGGAGCGTTCCACGGGGAACATCTGGCAGGAGACCGAGAGCGCATCGTTCTCGCCCGTGCTCCGCAAGCCGAATCACTACCAGAACCACATCCAGTTCAAGGAGTGGTGGATCCTCTCGAAGCTGACATGGGGCAACGCCTACGCGCTCAAGGTGCGCGACGGCCGCGGCCTGGTCACCTCGCTCTACCTGCTCGACCCGAACCGCGCCTGGCCGCTCGTGGCGCCGACCGGCGAGGTGTTCTATCGCATCGACAGCGACAACCTGTCGGGCGTCGAGGAGCAGGTCGTCGTGCCGGCGAGCGAGATCATCCACGACCGGATGAACTGCCTTTTTCATCCGCTGGTCGGCCTCTCCCCGATCTTCGCCTGCGGGCTCGCGGCCCAGCAGGGCCTCGCAATCCAGAACAACTCGTCGAAGTTCTTCGAGAACATGAGCCGCCCGAGCGGCATCCTCACCGCGCCCGGCGCGATCTCGAAGGACACGGCCGAGCGACTCAAGACGCAGTGGGAGGCGAACTACGGCGGCGACAACATCGGCAAGGTTGCCGTCCTGGGCGACGCGCTCAAGTACGAGGCGCTGTCGGTCAACCCGGTCGACGCGCAGATCGTCGAGCAGCTCAAGATGACCGCCGAGGTCGTCTGCTCGACGTTCCACGTCCCGCCGTTCAAGGTCGGCGTCGGCTCGATGCCGACCTACCAGAACGCGGAGATCCTGAACCAGATCTACTACAGCGACTGCCTGCAGAGCCTCATCGAGCAGATGGAGCTGTGCCTCGACGAGGGCCTCGGTCTCGCCTCACCGAAGGACGGCCGTTTGATGGGTGTCGAGCTCGACCTCGACCAGCTGCTCCGCATGGACAGTGCCACGATGGTCAAGACTCTCGGCGAGGGCGTGAACCGCGCCATCTACTCGCCGAACGAAGCCCGCCAGCGGCTCGACCTGCCGCCGGTCGAGGGCGGCGAGAGCCCGCTGATGCAGCAGCAGAATTACTCCCTGGCTGCGCTCGCGAAGCGCGATGCCGGCGAGGACCCGTTCGGTAAGGCGGCCACATCCGCGCCCACGCCCATTGACGAGCCGGCCGATGACGATTCAGAGGACGAGCGCGCTATCAAGGCCGCGGTCGAAAGAAAGATCGAGAAACGCAGGAAGGCCGCATGAAACCAGAATTCCTGGCTGACCTGATCGACCGTTTCTTCGACGCGGCGATCGCGCCGTTCGCAGATCGTCTCGCCGTGATTGAAGCGCGGCCCGCGCCGCAGGACGGCAAGTCGGTGGCGCTCGAAGACGTGCGGCCACTGGTGGCCGAGCTCGTCGAGGATCGCATGAGGACCCTGCCGCCGCCCAAGGACGGCGAGCCTGGCAAGTCGGTAACCGTCGGCGAGGTGGTCGAGGCCCTCGAACCACGCATCGAGGCCGCGATCGCCCGCGCCGTGCTCGACGTGGAGCGCCGCGCCCAGGGCGTACTCGAGCGAGCGGTCGAACGGATGCCGAGGCCCGCAGACGGTAAGGATGGCGCCGACGGCATCCCCTTCGAGTCGCTGGAATTCGTGCAGGAGAACGAGCGCAGCGGCTACTGGATCGGTCGAAACGGCGACCGCGAGCGGCGCTGGCCCGTGAAGCTCGCCGCCATCGTCTATCGCGGCATCTGGAATGTGGACACGCCCTATGAGGTCGGCGACGTGGTCACCTTCGGCGGGTCGAGCTGGATCGCGAGGACTGAGAGTGCCAGCGTAAAGCCGGGCGGCGACGAGGCGGTCTGGCAGTTAATGGTCAAGCGCGGGCGAGACCTCACGAAATGACCCCGTCACTCGTCACGCTCGAGCAAGCGAAGGATCAATGCGAGGTCATCGGCACGGACCAGGACGTGAAGATCACGCAACTCGTGCGGGCGGCCTCGGCCGCCGTGCTCAACTACCTGGGCGACGGTGCCGATTTTTTTCTCGACAGCAGCGGCTGGGTGGACCCGGAGCCGGACTCGAGCGGCATCTCAATCGTGCCGGCCGAGGTCCAGCAGGCGACGCTGCTGCTCGTCGAGGAGTTCTTTGCACACCGTGGCAGCGACGGCGGCCAGGGCGCGCAGTGGGCGCAGGGTTTCCTGCCGCCCGTCGTGACGGCGCTGCTCTACCCGCTGAGGGATCCGGCGCTTGGGTGAGTGGAGCGTGCCGCAGCTGTGGCCCTCCCAGACGGTCGCGATCCTCGCCAGCGGGCCCAGCCTGACGCGGGAGCAGTGCGAGCATGTGCGCGGCCGATGCCGGGTGATCGCGGTCAGCAACCAGGGCATCGACAACGACGTGAACGGCCAGACGGTGCCGGCCTTCGCGCCCTGGGCGGATGCGCTGTACGCGGCGGATGCGAAGTGGTGGAAGTGCCACGCCGAGCGGGCCCTGAAGTTTCCGGGCCTCAAGATCTCGATCCGGCCCGACGCGGGCTACCCGGAGGTGCACACGCTGCAGCCGTCCGACCGCCGGCCGTTCGACGACCGCCCGACGCACCTGGTGACCGGCAGCAACTCCGGCTACCAGGCGCTGCACCTCGCCGTGCACTTCGGCGCGACGCGGATCGTGCTGCTGGGGTTCGACATGCAGGACACCGGCGGCAAGCGCCACTGGTTCGGCAACCATCCGGGCCCGCTCAATACGCGCAACCCGTTCGCGACGTTCCTGAAGCGGTTCGGCGAGCTCGCGCCGGCACTGGCGGAGCGCGGGATCGAGGTCATCAACTGCACGCCGACGACGGCGCTGCGGTGTTTTCGGCTCGCGCCACTGGCGGAGGTGTTCCCTTGATCGAGGCCGGCAGACTGCGACACCGGGTCACGATCGAGCAGCGCTCGGACGTCCAGGACCCGACGACCGGCGCGATGGTGCCGGCGTGGACGGTGTTCGCCGACGGCGTGCCCGCCGCGATCGAGGACCTGAGCGTGCGCGAGTTCCTGGCTGGCCAGGCGCTGCAGTCGGCCGTGACCACCCGGATAACGATCCGCCGCATGGACGGGCTCACGGCCGACATGCGCATCAAGCACGGCGACCGGGTCTACAACCCGCAGGGGTTCCTGGCCGACAAGGGCTCGGGCCGGGTGTACCTGACGATTCCTTGCAGCGAAGGCGTCAACGATGGCTAGCTTTGCGACGCAACTGCTGCGCGCCCGTGGCCGCTCCCTGAGCCGGCCCGGATCCAGCCCGTTCGACCTGGACGTCAGCATCACCGCGAAGGGTGACGTCATCGATCGCCTGAGCAAGCTGCCCGACAAGCTGCAGAAAAAAGGCGCGGTGCGTGCCTCCCGGCTCGCGATGCGCGTTGCGCTGAATGCCGCAAAGGCCGCGGCCCGTGGATTCGATGACCCGTCGAGCGCCGAGCGCATCTGGCGCAACGTCGCCATCCAGAATTCCAGCCGCCAGGGCAAGCGCATCGGCGGTGTCGTCATGCGGCTCGGCGTGATGGGCGGGGCGAAGCAGTACGCCAACACCCGCCAGAACCGACGCCAGCAGCGGGTGGGCCGGACGTACAAGACCGCCGGGAGCAAAAACAACCCGGGCGGTGACACCTGGTACTGGCGGTTCCTCGAGTTCGGCACCCAGCGCACGAGCGCCCAGGAGTTCCTGGTGCCGGCGCTGCAGGAGAACGCGCAGCTCATCGAGGGGCTGCTCGCCGAGTACCTCGAGCGAGAGATCGAGAAGCTGACACCCAATGTACCCACCGCTGTTTGAAGCCTGCGCCGGCGATTCGAGCGTCTCCGGACTGCTCGAGGACGCGACCGGCCTGCGCATGTACCCGTTCGGCGAGGCGCCGCAGAAGGCCGTGTTGCCGTACGCGGTGTGGGCGATCGGCAGCGGCGAGCCCGAGAACTACCTCGGCGCGGCGCCGGACGCGGACGCGATCACGACGCACCTGGACGTATACGGGGCGACGGCGACCGAGGCGCGCGAGGTGAGCGACGCGCTCGTCGCCGTGCTCGAGGCGCTGGCGCACGTCGTCTCCTGGGATGGCGAGGGCCGCGACACGGAGACCCGCGCCTACCGCAAGTCCTTCACGGTCGACTGGATCGTGAATCGCTGACCTGTTTCGACCACTGACCACTGCTGACGAGAGGTATTTTCGATGGCCATGAAAACCCAGGGCACCAAGCTCTATTTCATCGACCCGGACGGCGATGTCATCACGACGGTCGGCTGCATCACCGGCATGACGGGCTTGACCGCGGCGCGCGACCAGATCGAGACGACCTGTCTCGACTCGGACGCCCGCACCTACGAGCCCGGCATGGCGACGCCCGGTGCCGCGTCGTTCACGATCAACTTCGACACTAGCGACGCGAGCCATGTGCGCATGCACGAGCTCTATCGCGCCGGCACGAAGCTGCAGTGGGCGCTCGGCTGGTCCGATGGCACCCTGCCGCCTTCGGGCGCGTCGGGCGGACAGTTCAACCTGCCGACCAGCCGCTCCTGGATCGAATTCGAGGCCTACATCAGCGACCTGCCGTTCGACTTCGCGCTGAACAGCGTCGTCAGCAGCAATATCTCGGTCCAGGTGTCGGACTTCCCGATCCTGCACCCGAAGGTCTGATCCGAGGCCGGCATGGATCTGAAAACGCTGAGGGAGAAGGGCGGGTTCGTCCCGTCCGTGCCCGAGAAACGGGAAGTGTCCTGGACCCACATCGCCGAAGACGGAACCGAGGTCACGGATACCTTCACGGTGTTCATCCGCAAGGTCTCCTGCGGCGTGATCGATCGCATACAGGCAGCGGCCCGCGCCGCGGTTACGGGTGGCGGCCCCGGCATCAGCCAGCGTGCGCTGGTGATCAGCGAGGCCGTGCTGCTCGGCGAGGATGGCACGGAGCGGCTGACGTACGCCGAGGCCGAGGCGCTCGATCCGTCGCTGGCCGAGGTCCTGACCGGTGCCATCAATGCCGTGAACGGCGGCGAGGCCTCCTCAAAAAACTGACGGCCGCCGATGAGTTCTGGCACGAGCTCGTGCTGAACGGAGTCGGCGGCAGGACGATCGAGGAAGCCAAGGAGCGCATGTCCTTCGTCGAGGCTCAGCAGTGGTCAGCCTATCTGGCGCGACGCGGGTCGCTCCACATGGGCACACGTCTCGAATGGGGATTCGCGCTCATCGCCGCGGCGATCAACAACGCGATGGGTGGTCAACGGTCGCAGGCGGAATTCATGCCGCACTTCCAGGCGGACCAGGAGCCGGCTTCGATCGCCGATGCAATGAAGATCCTCGCAGGTAAGAAGTAGTGACAACACTCGGGCGCGTCAAAAGGCTCACCGGAGATCGCGTGCGCGCGACCTTTAATTACGTGCCGGAGAGCGGCCGATTGATCCGCGTCGCGCGCGGTCGAGGCGCACGAGTTGGTGTGGAGATCGGCCACATCGTCGCCGGCGGTTATCGGCGCGCCCCCTACCTCGGCGGCAATGTGATGACCTCCCACCTAGTCTGGATCTGGCACCACGGCTCAGCGCCGGCAGGGATTTTGACCCACATCAATGGCGACCCCGCCGATGATCGGATCGAGAACTTGGCCGTGAAGGCGAAGCCGATCAATGTCATCGCCGCGGGTGCCTCGCTTCTGACCCATCGCCAGCGACCTGAAAAGCGGGCGGCTGGAATCTATGAAATTGTCCAGATAGGAACCGATCGTCGCTACGTTGGTAGCGCCACGGACCTCGCGAAGCGGTGGCGTCAGCACCTGGCGCACCTTGAGCGCGGGCAGCACCACTCGGTCGCGCTGCAAAGAGCTTGGAACAAGCACGGGCCTGAGGCGTTCGGATTCCGCACTTTGATCCGCTGCGATCGGCGTCACCTGATCTTCTACGAGCAGCGCGCGATCGATGTGCTGCGCCCGAAACTCAATTGCGCGCCGAAGGCAGGGTCGCAGCTCGGGTACACACACACCGCCGAAACTATCGGGAAGATGAAGGCGGCCGCAGTTGGTCGTCCGAGTTCGTTCAGGGGTCGCAGGCATTCCACTGACTCCTTGCGCATGATGTCTGAGAACCGGAAAGGCAAAGGAACCGGGCCATATTCGGCAGAGCGGATCGCCAACACCGCGGCAGCGATGAGAGAAAGCAAGAACGCCCTGAATGAATCTCAGGTTCGGAGAATTAGAGAAATGAAGCGCTCCGGCGCGCCGCATGCCGATGTCGCTCGCGAGATTGGCTGCAGCTATTGGGCGGTCGCCGACGTTGTCCGTGGCAAGACCTTCGCATGGGTAAATGATCGTGGCTAGCAGAAATCTCGGCGCGCTAACTGTCGACTTAATTTTGCGCGCGGGCGGCTTCAAGAAAGGCGCGGACCAGGCGACGCGCGAGATGGACGCGCTCACCCGGAAGATGAAGTCCGGGTTCCGCACGCTGCAGGGCGTCATCACGGGTCTCGTGGCTGGCGTCGGGTTCGGCAAGATCGTCCAGGCGACGATCGAGGCCGAGCAGGCGACGGCCAAGCTCGAGCAGGTGCTCAAGTCGACGGGCGGCGTCTCCGGGTTCACCTCGAAGCAGCTGCAGGCGGTCGCCGGCCAGCTGCAGCGCGTCACGGCGTTCGGCGATGACGCCGTCGTCGCCATGCAAGCCGTGCTACTCACGTTCACGAACGTGCGCGGCGACCAGTTCACAGCCGCCACCGAAGCCGTGCTCGACCTGTCGACGGCGCTCAACATGGACCTGCAGTCCGCGGCGCTGCTGGTTGGCAAGGCGCTCAACGATCCGGTGAAGGGTGCGACGGCGCTGCAGCGCTCGGGCGTCCAGCTCACCGCGTCGCAGAAGGACCTCATCAAGTCCCTCATCGAAACTGGCGAGGTTGCGAAGGCCCAGGAGGTCATCCTCAAGGAGCTCGGGGTGCAGTTCGGCGGCCAGGCGCGCGCGATCCGGAACACCTTCGGCGGCGCGCTCAAGTCCGTGCAGAACGCCTTCGGCGACCTGCTCGAGGTGAACACGGGCGTTCCGGCGGTTACCGAAGCGGTCAACGAGCTCGTGAAGGTGCTGCAGGATCCGCAGACGAAGGCATCTGCCGACACGCTGTTTTCCGGCATGATTCTCGCGAGTCAGAAAGCCGTCGAGGGTCTGACGGCGGCCGCGGGTGCCGCGAAGTTCGCGGGCGAGGAAATCGCGGCGATCCGCTTTGGTGCCGCGGCGGGCGACGCTGTCCGCATCGATCAGGACATCGCGAAGGTTCGATCAGCGCTCGAGAACCCCTCGGAGCGGCTGCGGTTCTTCGGCCGCGAGGGCATCGTCGAGTGGTGGTCCGAGGATGAGCTGCAGGCCGAGCTGAAGCGGCTGGAGGGCCTGTTGAGGGACTACGGCCAGAACATTGAGGCGCCGTTCGTGAAACCGGAGCCGACGAAGAAAGACGATCCATACAACCTTGGCACGGGCGGCGACGGCAAGCCGGCAGCGAAGCCTGCGCGCGACACCGCCGACGCTCTGCGCGACCAGGCCAAGGCCTACCAGGACGTCTACGCGGCGGGCATTGCCGCGATCGAGGGACTGCGCACGCCCGTCGAAGATCAGATCGCGCAGTACCAGGAAACGAAGTACGCGCTCGAGCAGCTCGCAGCCACCTACCCGAACCTGGCCGACCAGGCTGCCGCGGCGCTCGCCCGCCTCGAGATGGAGGGACTCGAGCCGATCACCATCACGGCCGAGCGGATCTTCCCGGAGAAAGAGCAGGAGCAGCTCAGCGTGTTCTTTGAGGAGGCCAGCCGCAACGTGCAGGGCATCCTGGCCGACTTCATATTCGATCCGTTCGAGAGTGGCATCGAAGGGCTCGTCGACTCGTTCGCGAAGATGCTGCAGCGCATGGCGGCCGAGGCCATCGCGGCGGACATCGCCGGCAAGATCTTCGGCACGGGTGGCGTGAGCTCCGGGGGCGGCTGGCTCGGCAAGGCGGCCGGCGTCTTGGGCGGACTGTTCGGCGGTGGGTCCGCAGCCAGCTCCAGCATCGGCACGATCAACGGCTTCGACTTCGCGTCGATCGGCCTGGCGAGTGGCGGCTACACGGGCGACGGCAGCAAGTTCGAGCCGGCCGGCATCGTGCACGCCGGCGAGTTCGTGACGCGCTCCGAAGTGACGCGACAGCCAGGCGCGATGAGTTTCCTCGAGTCCTTCAACCGCGTCGGCATGCAGGCGCTGCAGTCGTTGCCCGGGTTCGCCGCGGGCGGGCTCGTGGCCGCGATGCCTTCGCCGATCCGCAGCCCGACGCTCGGCATGCGCTCGGCGAGCATGACCGTCCAGAACAACTTCACGATCAACGCACCGAACGGCACCGTCTCGCGGGCCACGGAACAGCAGATCGCGGCGGCCGCGGCGCGCGGTGCTTCCCGCGCCAACGGCCGGAATAACTGATGTTTCTCGAAACGCCACGCTTCCCAGGCTGCCCGCGCTACGGGTTCGTCTCCGAGCCCATGTACTCGGTCACCACGATCGAGCGGGCGAGCGGTGTCGAGCGACGCAACCGCAACTGGGCGTACCCGCTCACTCGCATCACACTCACCGTGGGGCCGAGCGAGGGTGGCGATCCGGCCGTGCAGGAGCTGCTGCGCTTCTATCACGCGGTCGGCGGCCCGGCTTACGGGTTCCGGGTCAAGGACTACACCGACTTCAAGTCGTGCGCGGTCGGCAGCAGCCCAGCATCGACCGATTGCCCGCTGCTCGCGGTCGTCGGCGAGAGCCCGGCGGAGTATCAGCTCGTCAAGCGCTACACCTACGGTGTGCTGTCACAGGACCGGCCGATCCTCAAACCGGTGAGCGGGACGATCCTGATCGCCGACGGTGGCACGCTCAAGACCGAGACCACGCACTACACCGTCGACTACACGACGGGGCGTGTGTCGCTGTTGTTCACGCCCGCCGGGACTTTGACCTGGGGCGGCGAGTTCGATCTGCCGATGCGCTTTGACGGTTCTTTCCCGGTCGAGATCATCAGTCACCGACAGCAGGCTGTCTCGTTCTCGCTCAAAGAAATCCGCGTCAGCGCGGATTAGCCAACAGTCTGCGAGGTGATGATGAGCCCAGAAAGCATGACGCGATTTCGCGTGCCACTCGGGTCATTAATTGTCGACGGCGCCCTGGTGCTGTCGCTGGTGTTCTCGACGGGGCAGATGATGGAACGGTTCGACCAGATGGACCGTCGCATGCAGCAGCTCGAGCACTTGGAGGCGGCAACCCGTCTGAACGCTCTCGAGATGCGCTCCGCACAGATGGAGCGTTACCAGGCCGAGCTCAAGGTCGACATCGTGAAGCGACTCGACCGCATCGAAACGCTGCTGGACGACGCTGCTCGGCGGCCGTGAGGGCGTACGTCGCCGTCCGCGAGGCCCCGCACTACCGGCGGGACGCCTTCTGCGACGGCCTGCGTGCCTGCGGCTACGAGATCGGGCCCATAGACCCACGTCCCGGCAACGCGCTGCTGATCTGGAATAGGTACGGCGCCGGTCATCAGATGGCGCTGCAGTACGAGGCCGCCGGCGGGACGGTCATCGTCGCTGAGAATGGCTACCTCGGCCGCGAGTGGTCCGGCAAGGTCTGGTACTCGCTGGCGCTCAACTGGAACGCCGGCGCGGGCCGCTGGCCGATCGGCGGGCCCGAACGTGCGGACATCTTCGACGCCGACTGGTGGCCGTGGCGCACGGGTGGCGATTACGCCCTGGTGCTCGCCCAGCGCGGCATCGGCTCCCCGCCAGTGGCGCAGCCCTCGGGCTGGCATCAGCGGGCCGCGAAGCAGCTGCAGGCCATGGGGCACCGCGTCGTCGTTCGCGGGCACCCGGGCGCCAAGCAGCACAACGAGACCCTGTATCCCCAGCTCGCCGGCGCGAAGTTCGTCGTCACCTGGGCGAGCGGGGCGGCGATCAAGGCGCTGCTCTACGGCGTGCCGGTCTATCACGGCCTGCCGCAGTGGATCGGCGCACCGGCGGCCCGGCCCTTCGGCAAAACGCTCGGCGAGCCCTTCCGGGGCGATCGCGGCGAATTTCTGACGCGCCTCGCCTGGGCGCAGTGGACGGTCGAGGAGATCGGGTCTGGTCACGCCTTCCGTCACCTGCTACGCGGACCATCGCAAGCCGTACAGCCTGAGTCTCTGCAACGCACTGGCTGACGGCTGCGGCGGCCAGGTCGTCATCGATTGGCAGGCGCGGGGTAACATCGGGTTCATTTCCGGCATGGCCGCGCGCCAGGCGGCGCTGATGCAGCCCGGCGTCCTGCCGGACTGGTATCAGGTCGACCACGGCTACTGGCGCCGCGGCGAGTATTACCGGATCAGCCACAAGCGGCTCTGGTGCGACGGCCGGGGTCAGCCTGATTTCGCGCGCCTGGACTTGCTCGGCGTCAACGTGGCACCGACGCGCACAGGCGGCCGGCACGTCCTGGTCGCGATGCAGTCGCCCGGCTTCTACCAGCTCTGGGCCGGCACCTCCCCGGTGTGCTTCAGCGAGCGCATCACGAAGAAGGTCCGGCAGCACACCGACCGGCCGATCGTGTTCCGGCAGAAGCCGAACCGCTGGGGCCGGCTGCAGCCGATCGAGGTCGCGCTGCGGGACGCCTGGCTGGTGATCACCCACTCATCGGCCGTGGCGCTCGATGCGCTGGCCGCCGGGGTGCCGGTGATCGTCACCGAGGCGACGTTCTGCGCCGCCCGCCTCGGGACGTTGTGGGAACAGATCGAGAACCCTTACCGACCGACGCAGGACG